AATATCTTATCACTACTTTCTAATAACAAGAATGAAGGAGGTACACCATTATGAAGTCTTATTTCACCATTAGTTACAAATTCTATTCGTGCTTCAATTAGACCACTTGCAGGTACATTTATAGCCACATTAGTAACAACACACATTGATTGATACCAAACACTATTTGTACTTGCATTTGGGTCGTGATAGACATAAAATCTACCCTCAAAATCTGCACCCTGCTGCATCCGCACCAATAATTGACTTAAGTAAACAGGAAATTCTGGACTTTCAAATCCAGGAGTATCATTTTGAAAATTTCTATGCTGCCATATTGTTTGTATTGTTCCTTGTCCTGATATAAGACCATTTTCATATTGTTTTCTAAATTCAGATCCTAAATTAGTAATATCAACAGTATCTCTTGTTGTTGTAATCTCAAATTCAGTAATTTTTGCAAGAGGTCTAAATCTAGTATTTCTAGTGCGTATTAATATATTTTTTGTAGAGGATGGTGCAGTTAATGTAAGTGCGTCTGTTACTTCCCCAGCTAATGCAGCAGAAAAAGTCTCATATAGTTTAATCCCGCCCATATCATCAATATGGATATATTTACGAAGATCAGGAAAATTATGCCCAAATAATAATTCTAAATTACTTCCATCAGTAGTTTCTATTTCAATTTGATCTCCTGTAATTAAAGATCCATCGACCTTTTCTACAGAAAATCTTTTTTTACTTGTATTAACGTCAGCAGGGTTTATAGATGTTGATATTTCAGAATTTAAGGCATCTCGTTTTAACTCAATAAAACCTGTAGATCCAAAGTATATGGACATTAGTAAAGCATATTTTTTGGTAATCCATCAGCTTCAAATGACACGTCTGCTGCCATTACTTCTCCTACTGAATTTGTCATAGCAAAACTTGTAATTACAGCATCAATGTCAATACGATGGTTTGAGTCTACCTGAAGTCTAAATCTTACTTTCGGTCTCTCACCTGAAGTCGTAGGAAGAATTTTACTTATAATTCTTGGAGAAAGTCTATTGGCATTATTTCCTGTAGAAGTATTATCTGCATAATAGTAAATACTACAAGAACCAGTGGTGCTAGACATTCCTGGAATTATTGTTCTATCGTGATCTCCCAAAGAAACAGTTTCTAAAACAGATGTATTAACAGTAAAAGACCAAGAACGGACTTTAGCAATTTCATCAGAATTACTATTTATATCAGTTACACTATCTGCAACAAACAACTTACCATCTTGACCCGAATAAAACTTAGCCATCGTTTTAGTTTAATTTTAAATACATTCTAATCCCCATCGAGGCAAGCGACAAATTTACATTGAACATTTGACCTGCCTGGTCTGATACTTGTAACAGTAGGAGGACCGTCAAACCTATATCTTAATAAAGTATTTCCAGATAAATCTCTTTCTCCAAATTTTCTTCTTAAAGATAAATCATTTATACCAGCTAAAGCACTTGTGCTTGGAAAATGTATAAAATTATAATCAGAGTTTACCTCGTCATATAAATTTAAAATTTCATTAGCTTGTGAATCTGTAATATTTGTAAATCCTAAAGTAAGTTTTGCATCTACTTTTTTATCTCCATATCTAAGTACAGTTTTTGCACCATTTTGTGCAACAAATTCTACCTGTGGATAGTTCCCAGGTGTATAACTTCTAGATGCAGGTTTTATATTTGGAAAATCTATTATATTTGACATTATGCGGGCCTAAAATCTGTATTAATATAATTAATTGTAGCAAGAGTTCCATCAGATAAAAGAGGTGCATGACTTGCTGATACTTCTATTAACCCTTCATCTGTATATGTAATAGATTCAGTTTTATATAACCTATTAGATTCAGTTGTTTGTTTTACTGTAAAAACCGAGCCATATAAATTAGCATCTGTAGCTTTTCCATTTACTACATTTAAAACAGTTTCTTTGACTTCTTGTGTACCAGGTTTCCAATGGTAAATATTTACACTGCTAAGACTATCATTACCAACACTCTGTACAACCCCATCAGGAGAAATAACACCATTTTCAAATCTACTGGTATGAGTAGCTTCTGAAATAAATCTTATATAATCACCTGGTTTTAAACCTAGTGCAGCTTGTGGTGTAGTTTCAAATTTTATACCATGATCTACTTTTTCTCTTATTTTTAAAGCGTGTCTTAAAAATGTTTCAGCATGTTCTTCACTAGTACAAAAATCAGACATATCAAATACTTCTATAGGAAACTTTTCTACTATTATATTTTCGTCATCAGTATCTATAACTAAAGTTTTTGATAATGTTTCAGAAAATCCATTTGGTATTTCTTTTCTGAAATAAACAGTACCTATAAAATTTTGACGTTCTTCTGGAGCTAAAAAACTAACCTTAAGATTTCTTGTATTACCATCTGTGAATAAAGCTCTAACTGTTGGTTTTTGATTTTTAATTATTTCAAAATTATTAGAGTCAAATGGAACAGAAGGAAACAGTGAAAACTTACCACCAAGAATTGTAAAATCTAATAAATTAAATATTGCATTTTGATATATAAACTCTCTTATATTTTGTTTATCAGTAATAACTCCATCCCAATAAAATCCGTTAGCCTCACAAAATTTAGCTGCGATTGTCATTCTTTCTTTATCAACAGATGGAACACCAACAAGATCAGCTAATCCAAATTTTTTATCAGTTAATAAGGCATAAACTATTTCGGGAAATAAATTAGTCGGACCAGTTGTATTATTTATTAATCTTTCAACTTTTATACCTTGCTTAATATATACAGAAAATTGTGAAAAACTATTCCATTCCTTAGAACTGCTAAGACGTAATGCAACATTAGCAATACCAGCTTGTTCAAATTCATAACTAGGTCTTTTAGTAGTGCTACTTTGCTCGTTTACATATACAATTTCATGTTCTGGTCCGTCTTGATGACTACTGCGTTCTGCATCGTACTGATAATAGTCTGTTATAGCATCAAAAGGATTTAAATTTCTACCAGTAGGCCAAGGCTCTGCATTATCGCCTGATACAAATTCACTGAAATCAGTAACAATATCAATACTATTTACCCCTGGAAAATTACCTGTAGCTGGAATATTTATAGTGTCAGTATCCTTATAACCACTACCATCTTCATTTATTTTCCATCTAGCACCAGCGTAATCACTTGAATCTACTTTATTAAATACTTCTAGATCGACAGTTAAACCTGTTCCACTACCGCTTGTTGTAGTTGCAATATTTGTATGAACAGTAGGAGGTACATCAGCCTCTTTCATCTCATATTTAATCATTCCATAATATTTGCCTTTTTTTAAAGGTCGCCTCCTTCTTGTTTGTTCAACAATAAAAGGTCCAGCACCATATCTAAAACCATCATCACGATCTATATATGGATGAGAATAAGGATCACCTGCTGTAAAACTATTTGATCTTAAAGGATCATTTATTGTTCTATTTTTGTTGCCAATATATTCGTTCCAATATGGCCTGTTTTTTTGGTTTCCCCATGTCCAGGTACTACCTCCAGTATCTGTATTATATCTTATTAATGCGTTTACCTTACCCTTGGTTATATCACTTTCTGCGGCTACTCTTCTATCTACCTCTACCCATCTTTTAGACCTTGGTATAAAACCATCCGCTTCTGTTAATAAATTATTAACTTTACCTCCATCTATGGCCGTTGGTAAGTCTCCCAAAAACCATTCAGTATTTGATGCGTCACCACTTCTTAAATTTTCTAAAGATCCTTTAAAAAATACATCAAATTGTTGTTCATTTGGTGTTACTGTATAACTTAATAGCATACCAGATGCACTTAAAATTCTGACAGGTTGTTGGTCCATAAATTCTTTTTTTACTAAATTACCAGGGAAAGGTATAAACCTAAATTCAAATTCTTTTCGTGGAGTGCTGTAATGACCAATTCTTATAAAATTATATTGTGGTTGGGGTGAATTACCTTTAATACCAAAAGGTTTTCCATCATCTATATAATTCCAATCTGTTTGGTTAATACCTGCTTCTCTTGCCTGTAATCTAAAAAAACTATACCTAGTGAGATATTTGCTCATTCCTCCAAGAGATATATTTCCATCATC